CCTGGTCTAACTCCCTCTCGTGGTATTGATACCAAGTAGGTAAGTCTTCTTCCCAATCAGTAGCGTTTTCACTACGCCATAGTTGTTGGTGTTTAATCGCTCCCATCTTCTTCTCCTTCTTTATCTTCAATATCATCTAAGGCGGAATCAAAAGCATCCCACATCTTATTAGCTAAATAGTAAGTGACTTGCTCAACGCTTTCAAACTCCCTCCCATTAGAATTAAAAGTCTTACCTTCCTCTCCCATAGCAGGGTACTCAGCAATCATCTGCTCGTACACCATCTTTTCAAACTCTCCTAGTCTCATACATTACTCCTTGTTTATTGTTTTATTATTGGTACGATATTTAAATCAGACTGTATAGCGAGCCTGATTGTAGGTGCGTACCTCAACCTTTTGATTTGATTGATAACTCCCAGTGTTATCCAAATGTTTACTCATTCTTTAGTAGTACTCACTACTATTCATCTTAGCACCGTGAACCTCAATGAACTTATCGTTGACATACCTATCTATATCAGTCAGTTGGTTTTCCCAGACTCGTCCAAGTTGTGCCACATCTTCATCAACGAATGAGTGCCTCTCATATAACTTCTGAGTTAGTATCATTCTAGTCGGTGACTCTTGGACTAGCTTATCCAAGTAGTCTCTTTGTTTCTTATTAAACTTCATAGTTATCTCCTATTTAAAAGACTGTATAGTTACGAACTTATCACTATTAAAGTGACCGTGAGCTACCCTGCCAAGCCAGTTTTCTAATGGTTCGTTATTAATTGTTAGTCGAGACTCATCTATATCTATAACTAAATCTCCAAAGTCTATACCCCAATCATCATCAGTGAAGTGGTCATTCTCTAACTTAATTATTTCAATTAAATCATCGAACTGTCTTCTTTTGTCAAGAGCTACTCTCTTGTGAAACAACTCTGTTGCTGTTATTATTTTCATTTGGTTATCTCCTGCGTTGTTGTAAAAATCCCAGACTAATCCAACCCCCACCTTGCCTCCTTAGAGTTTAAAGTAGCGATAGGCAATTAAGTCAAGATACGAACAATAAAAAAAGAGAGACAGGCGTTAACCTATCTCCCAATTTATTTACATTCCGAATTTAGCTAACAGTTGTTGAGCCTCTAACGATGCTGATGTATCGATGATGTTAGATTTCTTAACTGGTTTAACATATTCAGAACCAAACAAGTCTTTATGTAATTTACAAAAGGCGTTGCGTAATTCATCTGCCTCATCATGAGTTGTTTGTAGATTGTTAATGAATTCCAGCTTTCTTTCTAATGAAAACGTGTGAGTATCAGAACCTTTATAAGTAGATTCACTTAATGATTTAAGTTCCTGTACTTGCTTTCTAATGTACTCGTCTTGGTTCTTAACCTTGTTGTCAAGTGACCAACATAGTGACTTAACAATAGCACCCAATGATGATTTCTCTTCGTCCTTGATACCCTCCCTTGATGCAACCACGTTGTCCGCAGTAAAGTTCTTTTCGTTAAAGATTGATTTTAAGTTTAAGTTTTTCATATTATTTCCTTATTAGTTTATTAAAAGTTAGTAGTTAGTTAATGTCCAACTACCAAAGACATCTTACAATTACTTAGTATCTTCGTTATAAAGTTCAATCACCTTATAAATAAAGTCAGGGTCATGATGCTTATGTTTAACAAGCATTGTTATTAAATCCAAGAATGATTCTTTAGAGTAACCGTAGTTATCAACATAGTTACTAATCATGTCATCAATATTTACTTCATATTTAATCTTTACCATGACATTCCCTCCAAGATATTAGCCTCATCGTTATCAATAGGTTCAATCTTACAATGTTCTTGAAAGTAGCATTGCAACCATTTCATATCATTATCAGTTAGTTCTGAAGTTTCTGTATTTTCATTGAACTCAGCTCTTACAACATCTAAACATTTAACAATCATTTTATTATTATTATTATTTATCATTTTATTTCCTTATATTATTTATATTAAATTTATCCAACTAACTCGCTGAACACTTAATAAGCTACCTAAATCAGCAAAGCTGAATGTCATGCGGTAGCAGTCTTTACCTAAAGCAGGTATACGGACACTGAGGTTATCTGGACACCGTAGCTTTATAAAGACAATATAGGTGTCCTTAGAACCTTAGTGTCCGTTGCCTTTAGGTAAAGGGACGGTTTAGGTATATTAATAAGTTTCAGAGAGTAGTCCACTGTCTCCACATAGGCGATGTCTTGGTGTTGTATCGTCTAAAGAAGTTGTCCTACCTTAACCTAGAGGAAAGGAGTGCTGGTGGCTTGATACTATCAGATACTAGGGTTACTTACTGATAGGTTAAACACCCTATTAGTGTTTTGTAAGTATTGTTTCAACCGTGAGTGTTGTTAAGGTAGCTCTTATAATTAAAGTTTAATTAATATTAACTGCTGTTGCTGTGTCTTTTGATTGTCTATCGCTACTTTACACACTCAAGGATACTACAATACCTCGAATCACTCGAGTATCTGTAGCAACTCTAGCTCCCACACGGGGGGACCCAGGTCGTGGTGACAGTCTATTAATAAACAATCAATCTCAGACGAGAGGAGGATTTGAAGTCTACAGTTAATTAGTGCATTAATTCAGTAACTGTGGATAACTATGTGGATAACTTAGGTAAACCTGTGGATAACTCTGGAAGGTGGGTTAATTTAGATAAATAAGTGTGATTTAACTTTACTTTAGTTTGTTTATCAGCTACAATCGAACCTAAGTTCACTACTTAAGTAAACAGGAGTTGCTGAAGAGAACTTCCATCACCTTCCGAGGAGTAACTATTAGGTTAACCTTTAACTATCCTTAAAATAGACTAAACATCTACTGGGGCGGAAACCTAGGAAGTACATTCAATAATCATCCTGTTCACCTTTTATTGTCATCTAGTTTACCTAAGAAGACTTAAGTTACTTAAGTGGTATTTTGTTTAACCCTAACGGATAATTAAACTATGTCAAAAGATAAACCTAAGGTAGATGGTCGTAAATCTCTACCTCATCTCTTTAAGAAGGGAGTTGGAGGTAATCCTAAAGGTAGACCTAAAGGTTCTGTCAATAAATACACTCAGCTTGCTAGAGAACTCTTAAGCTCCAGAGGAGAAGAGATTGTTGAGGTGGTCATTGCTAAGGCTCTTAAAGGTGATGTTCATTGTCTTAAGATGTGTATGGATAGAATTGTACCTGCTCAGAAAGCTGTGGAGATTAAACATACTAAGTCTGAGGATGGTCTAATCATTAACGTAGGAACGTCTCAACAGATTGAAGAGATGGCTAAAGATAAGACTCTTAAGAATCCTAAGACTAAGAAGGATGATGTTGTCATTGCTGAGTTGGTCGAGGGTACTGAGTAAAGGCTCGGGTCTAGTAGGGGTAAAAGTAAAATGGGAACACTTAATGTTGAGCTACACCCAGCTCAGTTAGACATCTTTAACTCAAAGAAGAGATTTAAGGTTGTTGCTGCGGGAAGACGTTTTGGTAAGTCTAGATTAGCTGCTTGGATTCTACTTATTAAAGCTTTACAGTCTGATTCTAAGGATGTCTTCTACATTGGTCCTACCTTTCAACAATCTAAAGATATTATGTGGAATATGCTTAAGGAATTGGGTGGGGACTTAATTGCTGATGCTTATGAGAATACTGCTAGATTAACCTTAACTAATGGTAGGAAGATATTCCTTAAAGGTTCTGATAGACCTGATACGCTGAGGGGTGTTGGTCTTGCTTATGTTGTTATGGATGAGTACGCTTCAATGCGTCCTGATGTCTGGGAGATGATTATTCGTCCTACCTTGGCTGACGTACGAGGTGGTGCGTTGTTTATTGGTACTCCAGCTGGTAAGAATCACTTCTATGACCTTTATATGGAAGCCCAGAAAGATGATGACTGGGACACCTTCTCATTTAACTCGACAGATAATCCCTATATACCAGAAGATGAGATTGAGGCTGCTAGAAAGTCTATGTCATCTATGGCCTTTAGACAAGAGTTTGAAGCATCCTTTGAAACCTTCTCTGGTGGTATCTTTAAAGAGGAATGGTTCTTACAAGGTAGCGAACCTGAGGAAGGTAACTACGTTATTGCGGTTGACCCCGCTGGATTCGAGGCTTCTGAGAAGGAAAGGGGGCTTAAATCCTCTAAATTAGACGAAACTGCTATTGCTATTGTTAAGATTGACCGTGATAAGTGGTGGGTTAAAGATATTCTACACGGAAGATGGTCAATTAGAGAAACTGCTACCAAGATTCTTAAAGCAGCGCAGGTAAATGAAGCAACTACGGTTGGTATTGAGACTGGTTCTTTGAAGAACGCTATCCTTCCATACCTAGAAGACGAGATGAGGTCTACTAATAGGTTTGTCCACATAGATGAACTACGTCATGGCGGTAAAAAGAAGTCTGAAAGGATAACTTGGTCCCTTCAAGGACGTATGGAACACCAACAAATCACCTTTAATGAGGATAAAGACTGGAAATTCTTTATTTCACAGATGCTTGACTTCCCTTCACGTCTATCACATGATGATTGTCTAGATGCCTTGGCATATATAGACCAGGTAAGCATTGCAGACTTCGCTCACTCTATAGAAATGAACGATGATTGGGAGCCTGAGGATTTAATTTCAGGTTATTAATGAAATTAATTGATTTTCCTGTTGACTTTATGTTATATTACGCTTAAATTCCTATGGAAATCAATGACTTATGTTCGATAGTAAGGAAAATCAATATCAAGCCCTAGCTTCTTGGCTCACATATAGACTAGAAGGATGGCGTACTCACCGTGATGTTAACTATGTCCAACAATGGGATGAATATTATAGGCTTTGGCGCGGTATTTGGTTACAATCAGACAGAACAAGACAGTCAGAGAAGTCTAGAATCATATCTCCAGCTTTACAACAAGCTGTTGAGTCATCAGTTGCAGAATTAGAAGAAGCTACCTTTGGTAGAGGTAAGTGGTTTGACATTCAAGACGATATGCTGGACCAAGACCCTTCAGATGCGGAGTATGTTCGTAACTTATTACAAGAAGACCTAGAAAAGACTGGTGTTAAGGACGCTGTTTGCGAGATATTCCTTAATTCAGCTATCTATGGTACTGGTGTTGGTAAGATTGTTGTTGAACAGAACATTGAAAGAACACCTGCCGAGGTTCCTGTCGAAGGGACTATGGCCTCTACACGTCAATTAATCGAAAGACCATCTATTGATGTTAAAGTTGAACCTATTTCACCTAAGGAGTTCTTAATTGACCCATCAGCTAACTCAATTAACGAGGCACTGGGCGTTGCGCATGAAGTCATTAAGCCGCGTTATCATGTTGTGGACGGTATTAAGTCTGGTATTTATCGTGATGTTCCCCTTGATGGTGATTATGACACTGTACGCTTTGGTTTCGACCCTGAAATCAAGCAAGCTGACGAATCAGACTCGGTTAAGATTACAGAATATTGGGGTTTGGTCCCTAAGAGGTTCTTAAAAGCTAAGACTGATAAAGATGACTTTGAATATACTAAGAAGGACGAGCTTGTTGAAGCTGTAGTTACTATTGTTAACGATGAATACATCTTAAGAGCAGAAGAAAATGCCTTTATGATGGTAGACAGGCCTTTCATTGCTTATCAACATGACATTGTTCCAAATAAATTCTGGGGTAGAGGTGTTTGTGAGAAAGGTTACAACCCTCAAAAGGCACTAGATGCAGAGATGAGAGCAAGAATTGACTCTCTCGCCCTAACGACCACTCCTATGATGGCAGCAGATGCTACTAGATTACCTAGGGGTGTAAAGTTTGAGGTTAGACCTGGTAAGACGATACTAACAAATGGTTCACCACGCGAAGCACTTATGCCTTTGGACTTGGGAACCACAGACCAATCCACGTTTACTCAGGTTGCCTCTCTTCAAAACATGATACAGATGGGGACTGGCTCAGCTGACGTAGGTACTGCCGATAGAGCTACCTCTTCAGGTATGTCAATGGCTCAATCTGCCTCTATCAAACGCCAAAAGCGTACATTAATGAATTTCCAGAACACTTTCTTAATCCCGATGATTAATAAATCACTGTGGCGTAAGATTCAGTTCGATGTTGAGCGTTACCCTGTAGCCGACTACAAGTTTGTACCTTACTCTACTATGGGTATTATGGCTAAAGAGCTTGAGATGACTCAGATGGTGCAGATGTTGCAAGCTATCCCTAAAGATTCACCTGCTTTCAACGTGATTCTATTGTCAATGATGCAGAATTCATCTATTCACAACCGTGACCAGATTGTTCAGCAACTTATGCAAGGTAATCAACCTAATCCTGAACAACAACAGATGCAACAAATGGGTATTCAGCTTCAAATGCAACAAGCTCAAGCTGATATTGCTAAGACTCAAGCGGAAGCTGAGGAAGAGAAAGCTAAAGCTGCTAAGTGGTACGCTGAAGCGCAAGAAAAAGCACCAGATGAGATTAAAATCCAGGAGAAGATACTTAAACTTCAGAAAGAAGCTATAGGTTTAGAGAAAACTAAGGCAGATATTGTTAATAAGAACTCTGAGACTGCCCGTAATATCCCAGAAGTAGAACATTTGAAGTCTGAGACTGTATTAAACTTAGCTACAGCTAGGGAGAAGGCCACTAAGACGGCTATCGCAGGTAATTACCAGTGAAGCCAGACGAGCAATTCTTAAAGGATAGATTAGAATTATTTGAAACAGAAGGTTGGTTAGACCTTGTGGAAGAATTAAAGAACATGGAGATTAGTGTACGAGACGTTGACACTATGAACGATGAGAAAGACCTT